TCTACCCCTATCAATATCATCCTGAGTAATTTTATATTTTAAAAACGTCTGTATAACCCCGTCAAAATGCCTTTCATGAAAATATTGTAATGCATCATCCACTAGATCATCAACTTGCTCATCTGCGATGTTAATCTCTAAGACAGGAGCACCTAACTGTCTTTTGCAATAGTTTATGAGGTCTGTCCTACTTGCAGGTTGTGCCATCTATTCACTACTTTTTAAGTATTTATGGAGCGGAGGAAATACCCTGATATACGTACACATTTCCATTAACCAAGTTATAGTAAGTTGCACCTGAACTCACTAAAACATCATACATATATCTCCCTTCTGCCAAATTTCTTGTATCAGTAGAACCCATAGAAATTTGCAAAGTGCCATCTAATGCACTTGCAATTCCAACGGTAAAAGTTCCAGCAGCAATAGTTGTAGATCCGATAGAGGTGCTCTTTCTCATCTGCCCCGATCCCGAATAACCTGTAAGGTTGAAGGCAGAATTAGATGTGTTTTTAATATTAAAAGTTTGCTTAAAATCTCCACCAGTATAGATGGAAAAATTAGCACCAAAAGGAACGCCAGAATCTGGATCAAAAGTAATGTTATTACTAGCCATTCGGGATACCTATTACTGACATGGTTTCTTGTTGTTTATAATAAAGTTTAATAAATGACTTAGCAATATTTCTAAGTTCATCACGATCATCACAATTATCTATCTCAGATGCTAACTTCTGATATGCAAAACTTTTAGAAAGATTATTAAGTTCTATGCTATCTGGGTCCATTTAGTAACTCCCTAAGTAATAATTTAATTTCATCAATATCACCTTTCATACTAGCAAGTTCATCCTCAAGGTTCTGTACTTTTTTAGTCTTTTCAGATTTTACTTCACGTCTTGCTAGGTATTGCTCATATTCAATTTTATTTACATTAACGATAGATCCATTTTGAGGGTTCCTCGCTAAATCCGAGTGACCCTCTACAGTATATTTTTCCATTATGCAAGTGCGATTACTCTTAGATCTTTAATTCTTGGCACGTATACCTGACTTGTAGAGGTCAACAGAAGTTTAATTCTATAAGATTTAAATGCAGGTAATTGATCAATAGTAAATGTCATTTCTCTATAATCAAGACTATCACTTTCAAAACTGTAATTGTCTGATTTAATCATGAGAGTATCCGATTGACCATTATTCAAACTTCTATCAATAATTTGACCTCTGGTGTCTAAATTATCATGTCCAGGGAAGAGTTGGAAGATAGGATCAAATCCTTGCTTCTCACCAATTGCATAAAGTGCTCTGATGTCAGATACGGTATTAATATGTGCAGAGACAAGAATCTTAATTGAAGTTGCAGAATTTTCAAGCACAATTTCTTTAGAAACGTACTGACATGCTGTAGGGTCTTCGGTAAGAGTATTTACTCTTGCGTCGGTAGCATAGTTAATTATTTCACTATTGACTCTATTTGATGTTGTAATAACAGAAACTCTTTGCGTATCAATCACAGGACTTACTCTTGTATCAACTGTTCCAAGAGTCATTCTTAAATTCATAGATTTATTTCCAGGAAGATTGTCAAGTTTTTCAGTTTCATTTACCTTAGATGCGATCATCCTTGGTGAGTCAAAATAATTTGGAGCACTAATATTAATATCAGTAAATCCTTCATCAAGGAATGGAATCTCATTACCACTTATACTTTGACTTGTGATTGTTCTTACCTCAGCATTAATGACGGTGCCACGAACAGTGACGTTTTGAACGATAGGTGTGAGAATTTCAAATGGCATATTTTGAGATGCTCTGATGTCATAACCACCAGCAGTCTTCGTTTTGTTCATGAACAACTTAGGAAGACCAACATCATTACTTCTATCATCTGCACTTGTGCCAGTTCCTGTGTTAAAGGTTTCTGACATGTCAAGTTTTACATTATAAGAATCAAAAGTGATTGGATTATCTACGGTTACATTATTCAAATCATGAGTCTTATTGACTCTATGGAGATTGACTCCACCTATCTCATATTTGAACACAGGGGTTCCGATAGGATAGTTTGCTTGATTGTTACCTCTGGTAATTGTGCCACCGATTACATTTCCAGTTACGTTCGTGTATTCAATAATTTCATTTCCAATCTTAAGGAATCCAACGTTTGTTGTTCCCACACCAACATTTTCAAAGGTTCCAAAATTAGTACCGTCATTAACAGAAATTTCACCAGTTGAACCAATTGCAAACTCAGCAGAGAGTTTTGTTGGTTTAATGTCAGATTGAACATCGCTAATCTCAACTCTGTTATCAGAGAAGTACATACCATGGTTTTTATGATTAACCTTGATGTGCAATCCGTCATTATCGGTAATAATATTTTGAATTGTATTGCCAACACCAACTGCATCTTTGAAGTTAAACTGAGTCGTAACTCCTGCACTATTGATGTACATAAGTGTGTTACCAATACCGGTTAGGAACTCTCCTTGAACGTTTTCAAAGATAAGTTCACTAGTCGCGCCGATACTAGCAACTGTTATTCTAGCATTTCTACCAACAGTTGCAATTCCAATTGTTGAGATACCAAGAACGTCGCCAACTTGATATCCAGAACCACCATCTGTAATAGTTGCCACACCGACTGCTCCAGCGTTTACAAACACCTCTGCAACAGCACCACGCCCGTTACCGGTAAGTGTAACTAGGTTAACGCCAGAAAAGGTTCTAGACCCCGTAGAAGGAGTGTAACCGATGCCTGGGTTAGCTATTGTTAGTTCGTCTGCTTTTGCCGCAACACCCACCAAATCAGCACTTGCTTGAGTTCCTAATTGGAAGAATGTGTTACCAATTTCATATCCAGTATCGCCAATTGTGGTTCCAAGTCCGCATCTTATATTTTTAGAATTTAAAACAAGAGAATCAGGTAAAAGTCTTGGAATCATTCCATTACCCTTTGTCAACTCTGGACTGTAGAATTCTACAGATCCACTCTCAATAAAGTCTGCTCTATAAAGGGTAAACTTAAGGTCTTCCCACTGACTAGGACTCCACGTAGATGCGTTTTGTGATTTAAACAGTGAACCAAGGTATGGTTGATTTGAAATAAACGTATCAGTGAGAAGATCATTTTCACCAACACGAGAGATGTAAACGCTATACTTGGTGGAGTTAGATAAAAGACAAATAGAGTAATCGGTATTATTACCCTCAAGATATACAGGTGCTTTAAACTCAATAGTTGTTGCTATGGAACCATCAGCAGAAATTGTAATATCTTCAGGGGGAACAACAACTTCAGAGAATGGAACAATTCTTTGAGTTGGACTACCATTTCCCATCGTTCTCAACTGGAAAACAAGTGGGATATCCATGTCATCTTTTGATGCAAAGAAAATATCACATTTTGTTAAAAATATACCAGTTTCATCTTCAACCAGGAAAGATTGAGCAAGTGGATCGCCCCAGTTTCTTCTTCTTGGTGGATCTGGTGGTGGGGGTGGGAAACTAAACGTACTAGAATCTTCACTTAATGTTGTAGAAGATACAACTTGAGTGCCAAGATCTCTACTAACATTTCTATCTTGGAATTCTTGTCTACGTTCAACTCTTGCATTTCTAACAGCAACTATATTTTCTTGAACGGTTTCAAGAGTTCCTGCAGAAGTATACGCTTCCTCAGAAATAGTTGTGCAAATATCTTGATTATTATCAGGATCATTAATTAATGTGAATGTGCTTGTTCCTGTTTCAAATTCTGGGAATGAGGTAGAATTTGGATTTGGAATAAAGAAACTACCAGTTAAATTAGCGGCAAGATCGGTTAATAATTTTACATCTGTTATTGTCGCTTGTGCTCCACTTGAACCACCAGTTAAAACCATACCAGGAGCAACGAATCCAAAGAATTCACCTTGTGCCTCAGTAGAAAGTGAGAATGTATCAACATTCAAAATTTCTGAAGTTGATGAGTATGATCCAGATAGCGGTGTGTTATTGTAAGGGTCTTCTCTAAAAGTTGCTGTAGGAACATCATAAGGTCCCTCTCTATGATCTGATTGTGCAACTCTAAAAGTGATACTTGCTTGAGTATTACCGATATCTTGATCTAAACCTGTTCTGTTCATTCTACCGGTGACTGTTTCGCCAACGGTAAATGTTCCAGAATTCATACTGATTTGAAGCAGTTTTGGAACACAGAATCTGGTAACGTCCTCTCCTTCAAAGAATGCATACAATCTAGTGAGAGGTTTCATTCTCTTAGCAACAAACTCAATATTTCTAGATCTCATAAATGGGATAATATCCCTACTTACAGTTCTGTCACCTACTGAAGTTCTATCGATTTGCTCAGTTACAACGGTTCTTAAACCATTTCTTGACTCAACACCTGTTTCAATTGTATTTTCAAGAATATCTTCAATTGTTCTTCTTGTTGTTCGTATTCCCCATCCAAGGAAGTTTCTTTCTGTTGTGTTTCTAATTCTTGTGCTTCTGTTAACGGTCCTACCTGTCCAATTAGTTTCCCAAGCATTCCAAACAATTGGTGCTAATCCTGTTTGAGGGTCAACATTCTCTGTACGAGCGAGTAACTCAAGAGTTGAACTAAAATCACCTTCAACATCAATAGTTTTTGCTCTTATCCTTGCAGTATCAACCCAGGTATCAGAAGCTGGAGTCAGTTCCATCGAACCTTTCCAGAAACTTATTAAAAATGGCGTTACACTTTCAGTTCTTGTGGCAAAATTTTGCTTTAACCATTCTACTTCTGCATAATCTAAAGTGATTACCTCATTTTGTTTCCTTACATTATTACCTTCAATTGTTGCAAAATTTAAATCTGCAGTAGTATCATTATTAACTACAGGTCCGTTAATTAAATCAACTGAGTTTGTGTAGTGAGATGGTCTAGTTTCTTTCCTCTCAATATCAATACTATTTTTAATAAAACTTCCGTCTTGAGGTGTAAAAGATGCAAAATTATCAACAAAGAATCCAGATTTAAATCTATTCAAACCATCAGCATCAGCAACAAAAAGGTTTGCTGTGTTTGTTTCAAGCATCGAAAGTGATGTATAATACTCAAGATTTTTAATTCTATCCTCAAGTTTATTGATATCTTGCATTTGATATCTCTTATGTGAGGTATATCTCAAAGATGCTTGAGATACAACATGCAAGTATGGAGGCAAAGTAATTTCACAAATTTCTATTGCATCATCAACTACATTAGGTGGCTCTGGTCTGTCTGAGGGAATACCATAATTTACTTGAAAAATACCGTCTTTGGTCAGGAAAATTTTATCGATTCTTCCAAGATAATATGCAAAATCAATAAAGAGAGACTCATTTGATGCTAAAATATTTTTAGCAGAATCACCAGACCCAGTAAATACTCTCCCTAAAAATTCAAGGGGTGATCTATCACCTTCAGACACATTTGCAATTGAACTAACTCTTGGTCTAATATCAATAATATCACTATTTGGTAAATTAATTACATGACCAATCTCCGATGAATAATCAAAATTATCATAGGAATTTACTGTTGTGATGTCACCGTCATCTGTGCTTTCATATGAGGCACTTTTGTAATAAACTCTTAGTTTTTTTGTGGGTTCAGAAGAGTCTTGCTTTCTTCTAATCTGACCATAATCATAGAAAGTTTGTTCTTGACCATTTGTAAATACGAAGTTAGTAGATACATCAAAACTTGAAGCATCGACTGAATTTACAACAGCATTGATTGCTGTTTCTGATGAAGTTATTGTTTCACCCTCATTAAACAAAATATCGTTCTTGTAAATAAAAGCAATTTTAGACTCTGATATAGATGTTTTTTCACTTATAATTGCAGTTGCACCAGAATTTTGACCGATAATTATTTCACCAACCGCAAATTCATCAATTGTAGAGGATGCACTATTGATTGATTGAAGTGTAAGTGTTGGAGAAGACGGATTTGATGTATCTGCAGATTCAAAAATACCATGAATTTCAATTACGTCAGGAGCATTAAGTGAAATTTTTTCATCTTGAACCCTTGTTCCAAAGGGATAATTTCCAAAAGTAAGTCCATCATTTAATGTTGTGGTTCCAATACCAGAACCAACATTTTTAGATTTATCAACAATTATAGATTGAACTCTATTTCTTACTTTTACTTTTGCCTTTGGTTTTCTCTTTCTGATGGTTGCAATCAGAGTAGATCCAGTATCGTTAGATCCAAGACCATTTATCTGAAGTGTGCTCTTTCCTCCAGGAGAAGTAATAGTAAATTTATCAGCAGTCAACTCCTCAGTAGTTCCATCTTGTCTGATAAGTGAATATCTTTGAGGAGTGAATGGTAAAAATACCTCATTATCATCAGCGGTAATAGTGCTGGATAACTTATTACTTGCAATATTTACATTAAAAGTTTTTCTTATTGTTAAAATAGCGTCAGTAAGATTTACGCTTTCAACATTATCTCTAGGAATTTTGGTAAATAATGAACTATCTGATGATGGATCAAGCGGTGTAGTTAATACTTTTAAATCAGTTACATTAGTAACAGCAGTAGGTAATTTACCACCTGCAATTCCAGTTACAGTAGTGACTCCAACAAAGTTTACATGAGATGATCCAACTGATACAACTCTTCCCAAAACTGGATCTTGGTCATCACCAACAACGGCAGCAAGATCACTATACTGAATTAAACTTCCAAGTTTTAAAGCAGTGCCAGGGAACAGGGGATTCGTGCTTCTAACCGTGCTAATGCCACCCTGATCTCTAGGTGTGATTGTGGCAACTCCAACATTTAAAGAAATAGACTGAACGGTATCTGCACTAAAGGTGTGAATTCCAGTTGTTCCATCTGTGCTTCCAAATACAGATTTTACATCACCGATACCATGAGTGGTGGCAGCAATAGCAATTCTACCATCTAATATTCCATCAAAGAATAAAGGTTCATTTGTAATAAACTCACCTTGAGTTTCATATAATGTAATGGTCTTACTGTTGGATACTGCAGATCTAATAAATGCAGTTGCACCACTTCTTTGTCCTTTGACAAATGTCGGGACGGAAAGAGTGTGTGCCTGGTTTAATGTAAGTGTGGTAAAAGATTGAACATCATATAGAGAAATTCCCCACTGGTTTAAATCAGCATTTGCAGTATCATAAGCACCCGATTCAATTCTGAAATCGTAAACTCTTGCTAAACCAATTTCATTTCCAGGAGCACCATCCGCGTCAACATTTGGACCAACTCTTTGATCTCTAAGACTTAGAACGTAGGTGCTACCAATACCAACAGAGGGTGTTCTATTAACATTATTAAGTTTAAGAGTTGATCCTGTATTATAAATTAACGATTGATCCTCAAGTATTTTTGTTGTTCTTGGTTTATCAAAATCCAAGTATGTTGAGTTTATGGTTTGAATATCATAACCTCTTACAAATGCTCTTCCTGGTGAGAGTCTATACAATCCAAGATCATCGGATGGAACAGATCCACCATATGTAAACTGTCCGGGGTTAAATATTCCACCATTCCCTTCATTATCATTCAAGGACTCCTTAACTGTTATATCAAAAGGAGTTACATAATAATCACCAGATTCTGCAAATGTTCTAGCAGCAAGAACTTTTCCAATATCATCATATCCAAGACCGCTGCCTGAAAAATTTGTTTTTTTAGTAAGTGCCCTCAAACCGCCATTTACAACGGTTGCTAATTCAACAAATGATCCATCATCAAAATCAGTAAGAGATTTTTTAATTAAAGAAGTAGAAATTTTGAGTCTATCTGCACCAGGGGCAGCATAGTTGTTAAATCCTTGAGAATTATCATTAAGAGTTTCATCTAAATCTGCTGTGATAATCTCTTCGCTAACAAAGATACCAATCCTATAACTAGGGTCAGTACCATACTGATCAAGAATTAAAGTTTCAGTATCAACATTAACAAAGTTTCCTCTAATAAAATAGATACCATTTTGAATTGTAAAAGAAGATCCAGTTTGTGCTGCCTCATTAGAGAGTGTCAACCCAAAGGGAGCACCAACAGAAATACTGCTATTTCCTAAAAGTCCAGAGGTAATAATTTCGTTACATGCTAATTCCTCAGCATCAAAAAATGTCTGGGTAGAATTATTAGTGGTGCTTGAATCCAAATAATTTATGTAAAGCGTTAGATTTCCTCTCTCCGAGTCCTCTGGAAGAAGAACAAAATCAACATAAGCAGTTACACCTGACGTAAGACCAGTGATCTTAGTGCCAACAAGTTGCTCTGCATATGCTGCAACAGGAACACCTTGAAAAGTATTAACTAATTGAATACAATAATAAAACCTACTATATGATGTATTACCTGGAATTACCTTTTCACCCTCTTTAAAGAAGTGCTGACCAAATCTTTCGACTTGATTTTGCAAAATTGATTGAAGAGATGTTAATTCCCTAGCCTGAACTGGATATCCAGGTTTGAACAGCACCTTATGATAATCACCTGCCGGGTCAAAGTCATCAAAATATGGTGCTACGTTGAGGTTAGTCTGCTGTGGCATAATTCTTTAGAACTGCAAAACAATTTTGATATCTTCTTTTTGGTTAGATGACCTTGTAATAGAAGGTCTATTGTCAACGTATATGATGTTTCCTGCATATTTTTTCACTTCTGCAGGAGCGATACCATCCGTAAAAGTAAGACCAAGATTATATGTCCTACTATTTATTGTGGTTTGAATACCGCTAAAGTTTGAATCAATCTGTAAATCAACTCCTGAAGTAGGGGAGATTGTCAAACTACCGCCTGTTCCTGGAGCAGAAGTAAATTCAGTCAAATCATATCCGTATGTTGGTGATGTTTGTGCAGTTCCTACGGTATTGAAACCTGCCAAAGTTCTATCTTGCCAATATTTTAAAACACCTGTCGTTGGATTGTAATTAATTACTCTCCCTTGAGCAGTTGTTCCCGTAGAAACAGTTTGCGTAAAATAAGAATCCGCTGTGAATGTTGCAGAACTATATCCTGCACCTGCTAATCTTAAAGCACCAACAGCACTTGCCTTATCTGCAGATAAAATTGCATTATCGGTGGTTTTTGGATTCTCTACAATACCGACTCTAGCGATTTGATTACCTGTGATGAAGTCAGGATTTTCAATATCGTTTTCAATTCTAGAATACAGAAGAACGTTTGTAGCACCCAGTTCTTTGTAAATGTCTGCACCATGACCACCTGTTGGAGATATAATTACGTCAAAAGTTGGTCTAGTTGTGCCAGTTGGGACATTTCCAGCAACTAAATCAACATTACCAAAGGTGTATCCAGATCCTTGATTAGTGATCGTAATAGAGTCAATTCTTTGATCGTTAGTAGTAATAATTGTGCATTCTGCCCCAGTTCCATCACCTTTGATTGGTACGTTTGCATATCTCGTTGCACCTACAGGACCAACACCTGCACCTCTATTTGTGATAGTTGCGATTTTAATTGAACCATCTACAGCGTTATCTCTTACTGCTGCATTTTCAGTTCCAGTTGCCCAATCCTGAGGAACTGGCATGAATTCAGTTGATTCAAATTTTACAATCTCACTTGGTTTTATAGAAAACAAATACTTCCAGATGTAACCATCACCGCTTGTGCCTGCAGATCTTGGTTCAAGATCTGTAAAAGTAGGTTCATCTAAAGATGGTTTTCCATTTGGAGTATCAGGAGAAGTTCCATTCTGTAAACAAGCATATATTCTGAAATCACTGTTAATTACAAAATAAGATGCTGAATATAAGTTTGTAGCACCACTTACTTTAGCAGTATTTGTTCTGCTATAATCGTGGCGATACATATCATAAGTTGTTCCAGAGGACCAATTCCTCTTGGTAACTACCTGCCTAACATCTTGAGAGTTGATCTTCTTCAGAGCAACCATAGAATCCCAGTATTGATTCTCCTCATCAAAATTGTCTTTTGGTGAAGGAGGATCTACATCCCAGGTTGAAAGAAAGTCAGTGGCGTTGGTCAGTCCGATGAAGGAATAATATGCATTTGTAGATGTAGTTACACCACTAACAAAATTCTT